TTTTTTTTTTTCATAAAAATATTAAAATTTTTTATAATATTTTTTTGGTTTTTAAAAAGGTATTTTTTTTTTTTTGGGTTTTTTTTTTTTTTTTTTTTTTTTTTTTCTTCACCATAACGCTCTTTTCCTGGGGCACCATCTGCCCAAGGAACAGGCTGGTACTGGCACCTATTGGCGGGCAACATACGCCCGCAAGAACGTAGACTTTTCTCGGGGAGTCCAACCCCGCTCGCGAAAAACCAGCTTATAAAGCTCCCATCCAAACTCCCCAGAACAAAGGTACACTTGCAAGCACAACGCTTCAACCATACTCTGATACTCACTGATTGTGAGATCGAGACGGCTATACGTCAGTTTGCACAAGTACTTTCGGACATCTCTCTTTGGAAGAAACATCTTCAATTCATTGTCCCAACGAGGAGTCGCAGACATAAACTCCAACTGGCTTGCAGGACATGGGGGGGTTAGCTCATGGTAAGCAAACCCCACGTCCCGACTTATCACATCACGCACACCTACAGCCACGTACAACGGCTCAGCAGACGCCCACATATGATCATCCCCCATCACCATGAGGATCACAAAATCATAAAAGTCATTACGCCCCACAAGAACTAAATATGCATAGACATGCACAATATGCAAGATAATCCCGTTATCATGCATAGTTCCGGGCTGACCCGAGATCTGACGAATCGTCAACCACGCCACAGTTCCATCACGAAACTTCACCAAGACGTGGGTCATAATCCAAAGGTAAACGTCACAAAACAACTTCTTCTCCAACTGAGTCTCCAGCGAGGCCATCCGGACTTGAAACGCAAACATAATCATATGCCCTACGCTTTCGTCAAAATGGCGCATGTCTCCATGCACCACCCCCGGAGCCCCGCGACTCACCACGAAGTCATCAAACAACGCAACCAAATCGTTAAACCCACCATACTGCTCCACATAACCTGCACCAACACCCAGCTCACCTTCATCCAGATTGAATTTCTTATTCAACCTCTCATTGAAGGCACCAAACTGACCCATCAGCACCTGCACAATCACGGGAGCAGCAATCACTGCCCTAGTTCGTTTCTCCACAACCTTCTGCCGAGGCAACAACTCATCTTTCAAGTTGTAACCAAAAACTAGCAAAGGATCATCGTGCAACTCACGGACGCCCCAAAAAGTCGAGGCAACCATCATCACCACATCATCTGGCAAATCTTTCTTCAATTTATACCCCATCGAGGAGAAGAAAGGGCCACACGAAGTATCCTTATCTAGCCTGCAGTAGGCTCCCCACATCGACCGCAACCCGTAAGTCACGGCTAACTGGTCCGTCACGAGCTGGGTAGCTCGCTCCATCAACCGATTCTGCAAAACCCCTTCGTTTTGGGGACTATGGCATCGCGCCACGGCATTCAGATAACTCTGTCTGTCATCCACCGCGACTGAATATGCCTCATCCTCATCTAGGAATTTCTCCATCAGCTTTAACATAACCGGGTCTCGGAGGTACTTCTTCTCCCGCATGTG